CATTAATGTCAAAAGGCATATCATCTGGCATACTAGCTTCATCGCTATTACCCATTTGACCCATTTCATCCATAAGACGCAAACCTAATTTAGCTTCTTGACGCATACGCATCAAGTTGCCTAAACCAATGTAACGCACTACATCAGCAGGAAATACAAATTCTCCTTCACTAAGCTGTGCAGGAATATCATCACGCACTTCTTCTTGCGTAGAGCCGGGTGGCACATCGTTGCCAGACACAGGGTCTATCGTGCCACCTTCATCTATAAGACCACCGTCTTCAAACATTTCCATTTGTTTTTGCATAACTGCTCCACCCTCTGCATACCCTAAAAATTTTCCTATAGTTCCAGCTTTTACGTTAGGACCAAATGTGCGAGAACCATCTGGCGTAATTATTTTAATTTTACCATCGTCAAAAAGTTCATAATCATAGTTATGTTCTTTAGCAAGTTGCACTACTCCTCTAGTTCCAATAACTTGAGATTTAGTTAAACCTTCATAGCCCATATATTCAGCCATTGACTTCATCCCTTAGTGTTTTAAGTTTACGTAATGCTGCAATCGCACCTTGCGACCTATACATCATTATATTGTCGTCCGCTTGCTCAAGTGCCTTCTGCTGCATTTCTATTACAGCATCAATGTAACTACTGAACGCTTCCCATTGGCGGTTGTTGCCCACCCACGGCTTGAGTCGGCTGAGTAGTTGGTCCTTGTTGTTGTGCATTTCCACTAAATCCTTGTTCACCCGGCACAGGAGCCTGTCCAGTGCCTATCGTGCCGCCACCTGCACCTGTGGGGTCTAACGGGTTAGCTGCTGCCTGTGGGCCTTGTGGACCCGGTTGCGGCTGTTCCTGTTGGAACCCCTTCATAATCTCTGCCTGTAGTGCGGCTTCATCCATATTGTTGGTTACTTTGTCAGGGTCTAAGTCCATAGACTTTGCAATCTCACGAATTACGTACTGGAACTTAGCAAAAGGTGCTAGTGCTGGGCTACTTGCAATCTGCAAGAACTGCATCAACCTCTGGCTACGTACTTCATTAGCCATAAGACTTTCTGTGCCACGCGCCTTAACTTCCAGATCACCTTTGATTTCAGGATCAAAATCAAACTGCATATTAAAACGGAAGAAACCTTCTCCTAATGGACGCAGCAAATAATCATCTACATTCTTAATAACTGTTTTAGTGCCACCTTGTGCAGCACCCATAAGCATTGAGATACCGGAAGCAGTACGGCCTATTCCCTGCACACCTGTCTGTCCATGAGCAAATGATGGGAAGCCGGTGCTTTCATCTGCCAGTACACGTGCCTTATCAAACAGCATCATATTTTCTTGTGATACGTTTGGAAACTTTGTACCAAAAATAGCTTGACCCGGTGCGCCACCCTGACGACGGAATACTTTGCCCGGATACAATGACAGGTCTTGTCCCGGCACCAAATTAGTTTCGTCTACTTCTACAATCAAGTTGCCTGACAGTACAGCATTGTCTACAGCCATACGCATGAAACCATTCATCAACGTCTGTGTGTCGTCCATGTTCTCAGCAATGCCAATGCCAAAAAACGAATAGGGGTTTAGTTCGTAGGGAGAAGCGTGGTAAGGAATTTTACTAGGCTTAAAGGGATTAAGCACCATACGAATAAGTTTATTATTACATACCCATATGTTTGCTTGCAACTCATCAAAGTCACGTAGTTCTTTAGGTATCTCTACTCCTTGGTCAAGGAGCATCTCAACATCACACATACCCCAATATTCAAGGACTTCAAAACGATCAATGCCATGCTCTGGTGCATAATCAGAAAGATCATCTTCCCAATATTTTTTAGTGTAGTTTTCTCCAATTGCAATACATTCATCAATTACAGCATCTCTAAAATAAGGTCGTTTTTTAAGACCTCGCAATTGAGAACGAGACATCTTGTGTCTTTCAATTACGTACTGCGCTTCATCCATGCTGTTCGCATCAGGGTCAGGATAAAAATCCCAACATGATACGTGTTCAACTTGGGGAACGGTTTTAAACAGTGGATCATATTCACCATCATCATTCCAGTTTGGATATTCTTTATCCGTAGCAAATGGGCCTTTCATTACGCCCGTGCCAAACAAAGCCATTTCAAATGCTGCATTACGTAAATGCTTAGATGCTCCCGACTCTTCTAGTTGGTCGTGTATTTTCTTTTGCATCTTTTTAGCTGCAATCATTGCAGGACTAAACGTAATTGCAGTAGGAGTTTTACCTGCACCTTCTTTAAGTTTATCCTGTACAGGCTCTAGTTTATTTTGTAGTACTCCTAATTTATCCTGTAGAGATTTTTCTGTAGAGCCGGGTTCTAAATCGTTACCATCACCAGCAAAACCATAAGGACTTGATAGTGCAGTATCTCCTTGCATTTCTTCTGGTTCTTGTGGATCAAAGCTAACATCTTCAACCACACCTTCAGGAAGTTCTGTTGGGTCTACAGATAGAGGAAAACGCTGATTGGCAAAAAGGACATCTACAATCTGCCCATAAGCTGCCAGCGTTTTTGTTTTAGTTACCTTAATAAATACGCGAGATTTTTCTGCTTCAGTAAACTGAACGTCCGGCCCATACAAACCACGGTAATTACGATATGCTCGTAGCCACCGTTCTTCATCAGTATAGCGATAATCTTCAGATCGTTGGTAGCGTTCCATAATAAATGGAATCATACCTGATACATCATTATCTACAGTTACAGAATCTTCTGTGTCTTCCAATGCAATTGCATCGTCTTCGATCATCATTTCATCTTCGTTCATAGTCGTTCCTTAATACCCAAAGGTGCTATCTGCAACAGGCATACTATTTCTTGCGCCGTGACCTGTGTTAAAATCAAATATACTAAATCTTGGTCTAGACATTATACCATATCTTAAAGCGTCATACAAGTGGTCTTCACTATGCGTGTCAATGTCTTCTGGATTTTTCTTATCCAAAGGGATGGCTGGTAGTTGAGATGTGATATTTGTACAGCTATTAAAGAATACAAGTCTTGGTTCCTCAGTAAATTCATCTACCTGTAGCCGCCTATGTATTTCGTTCTTACCGGCTACTCGACTTCCTCTACTTCTGTCTGATGGTCGCCAACGACATCCTCTACTTATCATTTGCTCCGCAAGAGAAGGACCAGTATCGCCACGCTTATGCCACAAACTGCTATCCAAAACACCATATTTAATACTGCCGTCATCTTGCTCTAACTCCAGTATCATATCGGCCAAGTCTGTTGCCAAAACTTTACTGACGTACAATTCTCTGTATACGATGAGTTGTTCATCAGGAGCCACAGCAAACCAAACAACACCAGATTTACTACCATAGCCATAGTCACAAGCACGAAACTTAATCCAGTTATTAGGGATATCAAAAGGCTCAACAACGTGAATACTACGATTAAATTCTGTAAACGCCGCACCTTCTTTAATATCCCAGTCACCATCTAGTAACTGTCGCCGTTGCTGTTCTGGCATGGATAAAAGCATTGCTTCGTAGTCACCCGACTCTGCCAGATAAGGATTGTCTGATAGTCTTGCTGGGATAAACCGCCTTTTAAATAAAGGTTTACCAGCCTTTGCGTGTCCTGCTGGGTACTTGAGTACTTCGCCTGTTTCTGTATCTGTCGCATTAAATGCTCTATTATAAGGTGCCGGATCAATAAATGTTTTTTTGACCCACTGATGACCCCGCCCACCGGGGTTGGTTGTAGCCCTCATAAAGATAGGCAAGTCTGGTGCAGTGGACCGTAGACGAGAACGCATGTAATTCCATGCATATGGTGTGGCCCACTGAGTTAATTCGTCAAACCCTATCCAGCTAAATGCCAGACCCTGATAACGCAAGACATCATCATCTCTGTCGAGGTACGACATCCACAACCTTGCGCCAGATGGTGCAGTCCACTGCATCTTACGTTCTGACCACTTAATACCCGGCCAGATTTTAGGGTACAACTCCTGCGACTTAAACACCAGTTCTCTTAGTTCTTCTGTGGTGTGTCGTAAAAGCAATCCGCTAAATGCAGGATGCCCCATGTAACGTAGTGGGTCTGACAGCATGGCGTAGCTTTTGCCACCACCTGCACTCCCACCATATAATACTTCTCGTTCTGCTGCTGCTAGAAAGTCTGTCTGTGGACCGGGGTTTGGCTTAAACAGTACATTAGCATGTTCTTCAATAGCAGATGTTTCATATGAAACTTCTTCAATCTGCGGCTGCTGCTTTTGCGCCAGTTCTTGCTTCTTCGATTGCTTTCGCTTTGGCGATTGCCGTTTCCGCATACTCTGCCCACTTGAGGAGGCTTTTAGCTTTGTTCTTACGCTGTCGCTCATTCAGTAACCGTTTCCTTAAACCTACGTGAGAAATGTATCTACCTGTATTTGTACTAAGCCAGTTAGCTACTTCACGATAACTATATTGATTTACGTGACTACGTGCCTTCTCTAGTAAATCTAACTCTGTTGGTATTGGGTCAAGAATGTCGGGGTCTTGCTCATTTAGTTTGTAACCAAAAGGTACAGTCCTTGCAATGCGAGGTATCTGCACCCATACGTTTTCTTCTTTGATGTCTGTTGGCTGTGGTAGCTTCCACTTGCCTACGCTTCTAGTCATTTTTTATTTTTACGATTGTCCGTTGTAGAAAGAACCATGCCGCCTTTACGATAGTCGATAGAGCCACCACGATTTTTTTCTAGTGTAATTTCACTCATGTCTTTTTCTGTTACACCTTTATAAACCTCGCCTTCAGCACCTTCTTTTACGGCCAAAGTTTTCTTTTTGCCATCGGCTCCTTGGACTGTACGAGTAGAAGGCTTAGTTTTATCACCTAAAATAAATCGTTCTATAGATGACATACTGCGAAGAGGTATGTTAATCTTTTGACCTGCAGCAATTTCATTTGGCTTTTCAATCTGAGGATTTTCTTTTTTTAACGACTTGTATGTAACACCTAGTATATCCGCAATTCCTGTAAGTGTGTTACTGCCTTCGCCAAATCTTCCCGCAGCTACTGAAAAAGTTTTTTGCTCTTTTTTAAATTTGCTGCTTCCATCAGGGCGAAAAAACAAACTTTTAATTTTATCACGATTACGTTTAGACATTAGTCATTATCCTTTATTTTTGCGATTGTCTATGCTTGAAAGAACCATGCCACCTTTACGAAAATCTTGTGTTCCGATGCGGGATTTTACCATACCGCCTTTATTTTTAGTATCAAATCCCATGTAGTTTTCTATCATTTCAATAATTTCAGGTTTAGTCATACTTTTCAAATCATCATCATCATCAGCTATCTGCATAGTTTTTACAGCATCTATAAGAGTTTTTTTACCTGCCCTCTTATAACCCCTACGAAATTTTTCTTCTGAATCCATTAATGCCATTAGTCATCCTCCTCAACAATAGCTTTGGGTGGCATAAGCATAACACCACCAGATGCTTCTACCTGCATCTTCTCTGTTTTTACCAGACCTACACGGTCAAGCAGTTCTTTGGCAGCAACCATCTTGTCACGAATACCAAGTTCAGTTGGGTCATATAACGCACCTGTCATCGCCATCGCCGCCTTCGGCGCATTACGTGCCATGTACATTTGAGTCGCCTCAAGTATCTCTTCTTTAATACCCTTAACAATTTCTGCAGTACTAGAAGTGTCAGCATATCCCGCCATCTTTTTTGCTACAACCATATCACCACCTGCTTCATCAAAAAGCACGTTAAGAAACTTCTGTTGTTTTTCGGTTAGCTGTCTAGCCATTAAAACTCACCATGATGCATTGCGTGGGCTAATTTTGTACTACGTGATTTTACCTGAACTGCCCACCTGCTGTCAAGCATTTCTTTCGCCGCTATGTCAAACTTTCCTTCGTGAACAGCATTCCACATTTTTTGAAATTTTCGCAAGCGAGGTACGCCCATATTAAATGCCATATCCATCAATACTAGCTGACGTACAGCGTCTAGCTTGTCAACACAAGGGTGCGCACGAACAAGTTCTTCCTCGACTATCTGTACGTCATTCTTTGCAAGGTACATAGCATCAGCTTCAGTAATACCGTACTCGTAGATAGCGTCCATATTAGGAATGTCCATCCAGTCCAGTTCTTCCTTTGTGATACCACGGTCCTCTAGGTTGCGTCCAATACCAATCGTATCAATACCAAGCGTATCTTTGTACACTTGAAGGCGCAGACCTTCGTGTGCTATAAGTTTGTTTACAAAGTTCTCAGAGTTATATTTCATTTCTCATGCCCCATCCATACCGCAAATGCACCTGTCATGGCCCCCGTGACTACACTCACTAGACCCGCCTGTGCGTTGGTAGGGTCTGGCAATGTCATAAACCACTCCACTACCCGCCAAGCGGATAAGGACATCATAATCATCATCAAGCGGGGCAGTATCTTCCACTTGAGTAGTCTTTCCATTGTTACTTCTGCCACGATTAATCCTCGCCTGTTCTTCGGTAGTTCTGTCGTGCATATTCCACATCTGCAATAGGACTACCCTTTTCCAAATAACCTAGTAGCACTGCGAACACCAAAGCTGGCAGCAACGATAACACCAAGGCTATACTGATACCATGAAGGCATTGCTTGGAGTTGGGCAAATCCATTTGCCACTACTTCTTCCATACCCGGAATGAACGCAAGAATGAGAGGTATACTGAACAGAATAGTAAGCCACTCGTCTTTCCACGAAGACTTACTTCCTTTAGCCATTTCCAAATCCCAGTCAAGTTCGCCAGTAGCTTTCTTTTCCATGATTGTAGCTTCAGCTTTAGCCCGTGCAACTTTTGCACCAGTTTCTGCTTTAGTCTTTTCAACTTTTCCATTTAACCACGTCCCTGCCAGTTCAGCAACTGGCCCTATCAACAAATTTAACATCCTTTAGTTCCTGTAGCTTTTTCTTGATTAAGAATACACGGGTCTCTATATCTGGCTCCATATCAGCCAAACGAAACGTGCGTGGGTCTTTACCCGCCTCTGCGAAATCTTGCAGTCTTTTTTGCAATAGATTTAGGCTGGCGTACAAATTGCTTCCCCTTACGTGATCCTTCTCTCTTAGCCTTAGTTGTAGCAGCATACTCTGCACTTGTCAAGGACTTTATTGCCTTTTCAGGCAAATACCTTTCACCTGTCTTGGCACTAGGCTTACCTGACTTTGTGCGCCACTTCTGTTTTGTCCATGACTTTAGACTCTTTTGAGATTTTGCAAGTGTCATTATTTTTTCTGTGACTTTCTAATTTGTTTGAATGTTTCTTGGCTGCTTGGTGGCTTGGTTTCGTTAGGGTCATACTTACACTGAAATTCACGGGGGAACCATTCGTCCATACGAAAAAACAATGTGTCCACCGTATTGTTCACACCGTGGTAGACACACACACGTTGCTTATCTACCGTAGTGCAACCCTTCAACCTGCACGTTACATACTCTGGGTCTGCTGCCCTAGCGACTGTACCCTTCATAAAAACTACAAAAGCATACAAGGCTGCTGCACCTGCAGTGACCACCAGTATCCATGCTACAATCTCTACGAACTTCTGCCTACGTTCACGCTGCTTGTAAAGTGTTTCTTTACGCTGCTTACGTATCTGGCCTTCCATTGCCACCAGTGAATCCCACTTAGACTTACCCATAGTCAGGCTTATCCACTGCTGTAGTTCGTATCTCTGTTGCTTTGCTTTTTCTTTATTGGCAAATGCAGTTATAGCTTCTTGCTCTACGGATTGTCCAGCAAACAGCTTCTTAAATATAGGCGGGTTCTTTGCTTCTTTCTCAGCCTGTTCCAAGTCAGACATGGCACCCATCCATCTGGATAAGTCTCCTGCCATCTGTTCTATGTCACGGCCTACTGCAAAACCTTTTTTGATTGCACCAAACGCTGCCGAAGCAGTCGCCATTGCGCTGATGGGGTCCATCTTAATATATCCTTACGTTGTCGGGGTTAACGTATTTAGGTACACAATAAGCTGTTACTCTGTCTTTTGGGTCTAAGTATGCGCTATACTGATAATTACCATACCTCTTTGCTGACTTCTCTGCAAAATAATTGCACTCGTTAATACTACGAAAGTACATGTCGCCACTGACTAAGTTGCGAAACTCTCCTGTGCCTAGATAAACCAGAAGGAGGAATACATGTTCCATATCATTTGTATCCACCCCCTGCTTTCTTGTAGGCTGATGCAAGCATCTGGGCTTTACGTGCTGACCACTGTCCGGGTGCGCCACCTTTGCCCCCAGCCTTAATGCGGTTAAACTGTTGCTTTCTCATTCCGGGCTTAGTATAGTTGCCAGCTTCATTAACTCTTGATTTGCTCTTAGGCGCACCGCCTTGCGAAAGGCTAACCGCTCTAGTCGGTTTCTTTTTCGCTGCAGTTTGTGTGGCTTTGGTTTTTTTAGCGGCTGGCTTTTTAGTGACACGGGGCATCTCCTGTCTCCTATCTCGCTGGGTCAAAAAATTCTTCACAGGCAGTAGTGATAACTAGCTTACTAGCTGTACCTGCTGTGCATTTGATAATGTCACCTGCATGAAGATACAGGGGTCTGTCTACAGTAAATATAGACTCGTATGACCCACCCGCAAT